TGGATAAAATAAAATCCATATCAGGGGGTGTATCTTATGCGTTTCGCAAGTATTACATAGACAAAAACCCTGCCAGACCACCCAGCGGACAAGACATAATAAATGAAAAAATACGCATAGCAAATGAGAGAGGGGCTGTCTATACTCCCCCAGAGGAAGAGGTGAAGCAATGAACCAGAAACAAGCATTAACGCTTGCATTGAAACTGGCAGTTACCGCAGAGGATGAGAAATCATCGCAAAAAGCATTAAAGATGGCAAAGGGAATTGCATCTAACATGAAAAAAGCAGACGTTGAATCTTGCAAGGCCCATGTTGAATCCGATATAGCACGACACAAGGGAGTAACTTGTGTTATATGCAACATGGAGTTTTTTGGTTATGGAAACAATGCGGAACCAATTGCAAAGGGCGAATGCTGCGATCCCTGCAATGAAACGATTGTACTTCCGAATAGGGTGATGTTTCCGATACCCGATCCTGATGGGGATATAGTCTATCTAAAGGAGAAATCCGAATGACTCAATTACTTTTTCACCAAGATAAAAAAGCCCACGAGTGTAATGAATGGGTTTCCTCATGTTGTGGAGTTGAACCCTATCCAGATGCCGAAGAATACTGTGGCGGTTGTAGAGAATGGGCATCATTTTTTGAATGTAACCAGTGTGGGGACAAAATTTAGGAAGGGATATATGATTAAAGGACGGCTGCTAACACGATATATGGATTCATTAACTATTATCTGCAGAGAGTGCAATGCAGGTATTAATGAACGCTGTATGGATAATGATCGTGTGGGTAGCCGTCTTTTAACAAATTCAGGGGTTTCTTTGATCCATTGTACTCGTGCTGAAGATTGTAAGATTATGAGGAAATCAAAGGTAAGAATTAAAAACACTGATCCTCAGGTTAAGTACTAATGGAGCACTTAATTAATGCCTCGTTAATACTTAATTACCTAGTTGCTCTTAAGAGTACTCTTATACTCTTAAAGAGTACTTTTAAAAAAAACTATTAGAGTTTTTTTTTAAAAGAGTACAAAAGAACTCTTAAAAGGATCACAATGAGAATTAAACAACTTAATCTGGAGGTAATACCCGATGAGGTACTTACCAAGAATCAACAAAGCAGTAATGCTTATTATCAGTGGAGTGCCACTAAAGCTGCGGCACGGCTAGAAGGTAAGCAGATTGTGGCTGATGAACTCAAACGAGGTATGTATGAGGCTGAATATTATGATTGCCCAAATCTTCATAAGGCAAAGAAACCCTGCGAAGATCGGCATTTAATGAAACAGGCTACAGTCCACATTACCCAGTACCATCACGGTAAAGCCAAGGATTGGGATGGTCTAGCAGTTTCGGTGTCTGCGTTTATTGATGGTGCTATCGAAGAGGAAAGTTTACTCCATAGCGATAGTCCTACGTATATAACTGAGTACACTCTGGAGACAGTTAAGGTTCAATCCAAAGAAGAAGTCCATACCACCGTTTTATTTACTGCGGTTCCGTAGCTAAAATTTGCAACTGTGGTAATATAAAACACCAATGACCATTAGTGGGGTGACCATGCAAATCAGAGATCGGATCAAGGAACTTAGACGAGTCAAAGCGTCCGAATTGATACCTAACCCAAAGAACTGGAGAACCCACCCTGTAGCCCAACAGGATGCGCTCAGGGGCGTGTTGGCAGAAGTTGGGTATGCTGACGCACTACTCGCAAGAGAAACGCCTGATGGGTTGATGTTGGTGGATGGTCATCTCAGGGCAGAGACAACACCGGATTCGGATGTCCCTGTTTTGATACTTGATATCAATGAGGAAGAAGCTGACCTGATGCTGGCAACTCTTGACCCGTTGGCTGCAATGGCTGGACGGGACGAGGAACGGCTGACGGAGTTACTAACGACTGTCTCGTCTGACAATGACACGGTCAATGCCCTGCTTCAATCGTTGGCGAATGGGTATGAGCCGCTGACGTTAACAGAGCCTGAGTCGGCATCGACAGAAGAGGCTTATTCCAAGGTTATAGATACCCCGATATATGAACCAACAGGAAACCAACCGAGGATAGAAGAACTGAGAGACCGTGGCAAAGCTGACAAATTGATTAAGGATATAGAGGATGCGGAACTGCCGGGGGAGGTCAAGAAGTTTTTATTGGATGCAGCTGAAAGGCACGTAGGATTTAACTATGCAACTATCGCCAACTATTACGCTCATGCTCCCGTTGACGTTCAGGCTCTGATGGAGCGGTCTGCCCTAGTCATAGTTGATTACGATCAGGCAATCGAGAACGGTTTCGTCCGGCTCAAACAGGACATCGATGCTGCCTTCCACGAGGATTATCCATATGCGTGATGACTTCTGTGCTTTTATCCTGACGAATGGCCGACCGGACAAAGTAATCACATACCGGACGCTACGCACTCACGGCTATACCGGGAAGATATTTATCGTGATTGATGACGAGGACGAGGACGGCGAAGAGTACAAGCGAATCTATGGCGACGATGTGCTGGTATTCTCCAAGGATGAGGTCGGGCAATATACCGACCCGTTTGATAATTTTCCTGATCGGAGGACTGCCCTCTGGGCCAGAAACGCTTGTTGGGACTTGGCAAAGCAGATGGGGTATCGGTACTTCATTCAGCTTGATGACGACTATCATTCTTGGAGCCATAGGCGGTTCGGGGAACGGTTTACGAAAAATTCTTTGGGGTATGAATACCACGGCTGGAATATCAAAAACCTCGACTTAATCTTCAATGCTTTAGTGCGGCTTATTGAAGCAACATCTATAAAAACGGTCGCATTATCACAAGGTGGAGATCATGGCTCGACAGACTTGAGTCGGCCACGGTTTCTACGCAAGGCGATGAATAGCTTTGTTTGTGATACGCAAAAGCCATTCTTATTCCGAGGTCGGATAAATGACGATGTTAATACCTATGTCTCCCTTGGGCGCACCGGGGACTTATTCTTTACTGATATGCAACTCCAGCTTAACCAACTTCAGACCCAAACGAATCCCGGTGGGATGACCGAGTTATATTTGGACTCTGGAACCTATGTAAAATCGTTTTATACGGTCATGGCGGCCCCGTCTTGTACAACAGTTGGACTAATGGGTTCTTTGCACCTCCGTTTCCATCACAAGATTAACTGGCGTAAGGCTGTCCCGTTAATCATCTCCCAAGAGTTCAAGAAGGCGGTGAAGGTCTAATGCCTAGAAAAACATTCGCAAGTAAACCAACAAACGGCGAAAAAGTAAACGCAGAAGTTAGGCGGTATCAAATGTTGGAAATGACCAAGATGGGCCTAACAGAAAGACGTATTGCGGAACAGCTAAATATTAGCAAGACATTAGTTAACAAAGAGGTAAAGAGGGTATTAAATGATCTTGCGAAAGGTAATCAGTCATCGGCAGATCAAGTACGAACGATTCAGATGGATAGGTATAATTCAATGTTGTCCAAATGGTGGCCTAGATTCTGGAATGACGGTGACTCAGAATCAACCCTAATGGTTCTAAAGATATTAGATAAGATTAATGCTATTAATGGAATAATACCCGACAGGCCATTAATAGATATGAGAACCCAGACCGTTCAAGTTGGTGATGGAATTCCACTGATGGAGATTGCGAGGGCTGTATCAAATGGTACATTCGGAAACGGACATACCGCAACTAGCATCGATGATTCGACAGAAACCGACGACCTTTCTGAGGGCAATTGGATCGAAGCCGTACCAGAAACAGATTGACATTGCTAATGCATTGGTATCATCTAGACGTGTTTCGGTTGTTGGCTGTAACGGCTCTGGAAAAGATTGGCTTGCCGCTCGATTGGCATTATGGTTTGTCACGTCCTACTATCCAGCAAAGGTTATAATTACTGGCCCTACATTTCGTCAGGTTGATGACGTTATCTTCAACGAATTAAGAACAGCCTACAGGCAATCCCCAATCAGCGAAGGTCTTGGTGGGAGATTGTTTGATTCCCCAAGATGGGAACTTGATTCAGAAACTTTCATTGTAGGCTTTTCTACAGATCGACCTTGGAATCTTCAGGGATTCCATAGCCCTAATCTCCTCACAATCGTCACCGAAGCCCATGCAATGGATGAAGATAGTATTAATGCGTTATATAGATTAAATCCAAACAGGATCCTAATGGTAGGAAATCCATTCTCGTCCTCTGGCCCATTTTATTCATCCCATCATCAGAACAGACATCTATGGAATACTTTTCAGATTAGTGCCTTTGATACTCCTAATTTAAATGGTCAAAAAAAGGCAGGAATGATTACTAAGCAGGATGTAGATGACAGAGCCGAAGAATGGGGAGTTGATTCTGTGATGTATAAGGGTGCAGTGCTTGGGGAATTCAGCGATAGCCTCGATGACGTGGTTGTTCCTTTGAGTGACGCTGTTAATGCAACCAAAAGAAAAGGAAAAGCAGAAGGCGAGATTATAGTTGCATGTGATGTTGCTAGATATGGCAAAGATAAAACTGTTGCATTTAAAAGACAGGGAAACGTAGCCGAAATAATATATCAGGTTCAGGGTCGAGACTTGATGGAGATAGCAGGATGGCTTGGCAGGTACTGCGATAAGAACCCTGTTGATGTTTTAGTTATTGACGATACTGGACTTGGAGGGGGGAGTTACAGATCGAGTACGAGAAACGATTGGGGGCAAAACAAAAATTGAAGCGTTTACAGCAGGTTCTAACGCAATGGCAAAAGATAGATTCAGTAACTCCACGACTGAGGCATGGTGGAATATGCGTGAATGGATTATGGGCGATGGACAAATAC